AAAGCTTTCGATAACGTGAATTGATCTGTCAAATTCTGGAAAGGCGGCTCCTTCATTGACATCCCAGTTTCCTTCAAGAAGTTGTTTTCGCTGATGCTCTGGTAGTGATAAGAGCATGGCTTCATAGTCACCCTCTTCGGCAAGGTATGGATTATCGAAGAGTGACGCAGGAATAAACCTACGCTTAAATAGAGGCTCACCTTCCTTGGTGTGTCCTTTAGGATATTTAATTGTTTTACCAGTTTCGACATCTGTAGCCCAAAAAGACTTACCTGCAGGTGCAGGATCTATAAACATTTTCTTTACCCAGCTATGTCCAGCACCTCCTGGGTTTGTTGTAGCTCTCATGTAAAGTCCTAAGTCTTTACTGTGTGCGCTACGTAAACGAGATCTCATATAATCCCAAGCGTAAGGTGTAGGCCATTGAGTAAGTTCGTCAAATCCAATCCAGTTAAAAGCCTGTCCTTGGTAACGTGTGACATCGGTATCTTTGTCCAGATACGACATCCACAGTCTTCCACCTTTGGGAGAAGTCCATTGTGATTTACGTTCTGACCATTTGATTCCTGGTACTGCACGTGGGTACAACTCCTGTGACTTCTGTATGAGTTCTCTTAGTTCCTCTGTTGTATGTCGTACAAGGAGTCCAGAGAAGTTTGGGTTATTCAGTCCGTGTAGTGGGTCTGCTAACATAGCATAAGACTTACCACCACCTGCTGCTCCACCATACAAAACTTCTCGCTCAGAAGAACTCAAGAAGGTGGTCTGTGGACCATCATTCGGTTTGAATACAACTTCTTGTGCTTCTTCTATGTCATACTCAGCCGCTACTACCTGCGCTGGGATAGTCTCTACTTTAGGAGGTTCTATCTCCGCTGGCCTCTGAGTACGCACCGACTCCTTGTGATTCGAGCTTCTCGATTTCCGAGAGCGTTTCTTCGAGCCACTTGGCAAGCTTACGTTTAATGAGAGATGCTTTTCTACGTCTTTGCTCAACTTCTATTCTCTTCTTTAGACCCATGTGGGATATGTATCGGTCTGTTTCTTTACTCAACCATTGTGCTACTGCTCTGTAACTATACTGCTTGAGGTGTCGTTTTGCAAGCTCTAAAGCTTCTAACTCATGTTCTACTGGTACAAGTAACCTATCATTGTCAGGATCAACTTCATACCCAAATGGTATTTTCTTTGTTAGTCTGACAATCTTGTGCCATTCTTTGTTGTGTGTTTTAGGAGGCTTTGGTAATTGCCAATAGCCTAGTTCTCGTTGTGGTATTATTCGTTTTCACCTTCTTTAGGCGGTAGATAGAAGATGCCACCACCGCTAGTAACATCTACTTTATCTACCTTACCAAGTCCTGCTCTGTCAAGCAAGTCCTTTGCTGCTACCATCTTTTCTTTTATGCCTAGTTCCGTTGGGTCATACAACGCACCAACCATAGCCATAGCAGCTTTAGGAGCAGTACGTGCAAAATATGTTCGAGTCTTCTCACCGATCTCATCTTTCAAAGATTCAACAATCGCTGAAGTGTTACTGTTATCACCGTAACCTGCCAGTTTCTTAGCTGCGACAACATCACCACCAGCTTCATCAAATAGTACATCTAGAAACCGTTGTTGCTTATCCGTTAGATTCCTTGCCATAAATTGCTTCCTTTATCTGTGACCGACCTATACCTAAGTCGTTTAATTCTCTGTCGGTCATCATGTGCATCATACGAAAGTCTGCACGTTTTTGTTGTCTTATACAATGGTTAGCCCAAAGTTTTTGTAAAAAGTTTTTCATAGCACTATCTCCTTTGTTTGTGTGCGGAGATAGTTATACACAAATATAGGTAAGTGAGTAGTACCTATTATTGCATAGCCGTTATGCTATGATACTCCTCTTCTTTTTAGTTCTGCTTTTACTCTAGCTATATAGGCTGGAGGCATTCTTTTCATCGTTAGCTTTTTCTTTAGATCTTGGGTTGATGCAGCTTTCATTCTTTTTGCAGAATTTTCTTTTTGTTTTGCAAGCTTTGCGTCCAAAGCTGCCATAGCTTTTCTACGTTCTGGAGATATCTTTTTACCTGTTGCAGTAAGTCCTTTAGCTAAATTAGCTTTAAACTTATTAATATCCTTTTTAACTTCAGACTTATCAGCATATCTTATTCCTGTTTTTTTCTTTGCTGCTGCTCTTTTAGCATCTGCAGCTTTCTTTTTAGCTGCATATTTTGCTAGTCTTTCTTTTCTTGCCTTGTTTAGTTTTTCTCTTCTTAGCTTTGCTCTTTCTTCTTTAGCTTTTTTAGCTGCTGCCATCCTCTTATTGCTTGCTTCAGCTTGTTTTCTTCTTTGCTCTTCTGCTAGACGCTGTGCATCACCCTGTAGTCGTCCTTGTTGCCCACGCTGTCCTTGTTGACCACTCTGTTGCATTCGTCTTAGAGACTCTGCTCTTTTAGCTGCTCTAGATCCTGCTGGTCCACTTGCACTGCCTCTGCCTTGAAAAGTACCACGTCCTTGAGCTTGCTCGTAACTAGTACCACGAAAGCCAGCCATTCCTGTTGGTGAACGCCCACCTTGCATTGGAGGTCTTCCTGATTGCTGTGGGTTTGACCTATATCTAGGCTGTTGTGTTGGAGTACGCCTAGAAGCAGGTTGGGATGTAGGTCTACTTCTAGGAGTTGGTGTTGGTTTGCTACTAGGCCGTGGTGTTGGACTTCTTCTAGTTGGAGAAGGAGTTGTAGAACGGCGTGTTGTAGAACGAGGTTTTCCCATGAACGGAGAAGACCGTGAACCATAACTAGAAACTCGACCTTTATTCACAAGAGGTCTAGCTCTAACTTTAGGTCTACTTGATCTTGAGGAGCCGCTTCCAGGTGTTCTTTGTGGCCTACGAAAGGCTCTACTTGTTCGGCTCCTTAACCTTCTTGGCATCATCTTTTTCGGCCCATTCCTTTTAGTGGTCTTGCAGGTGGAGCGAGAAAGCCACCTTTACTCATCTTTTTGATTTTACCACCTCTAGCGTAACCTTTTTTCTTCATGGCTCCACCTTTGGCATAACCTTTCTTTTTCTTTTTAGTCATGCCACCGCCGTACATTCCCATTGCCATAGGATCTTCTTGCATCATTTCTGGTTGCATAGCAGTCATACCACCGCCCATGTAACCTTTTTTCTTCATAGCACCGCCTTTAGCATAGCCTTTCTTCTTCTTAGCCATGCCACCTTTAGCCATTTTACCTTTGCCATCTGCAGCATAGAATGGAACTTTTTTACCATTCTTTGTTACCATTTTAAGCTTACCGCCTTTAGAATAACCTTTTTTCTTCATCATTGATCTTCATCCTCGCTATAGAGATTATTGAAAACTCGTTGCGTATCCCATATGTAGTCTACGTTTTCTTTAGAGTTGTACATGTGTTGATTAGGTTTGAAGTCAGGCGCACCTTCACCAGTTTCAAACCATGCTGGGTGAGTTACTCTCACTCTGTTATTGGGTAACGCAACTATGTTACCAGTATATTCTCCTGCATCTAAAAGTTCTAGTACATGAGACTGTTTATGTTGCGCTGGATCATCAGCGACTTCATTATCTGTGTAATCCACAGTAAAGTAATACTTTGCTGGATAAAACTTATTATCTACTTTAGCTATCCAAGGAGCAGGACTTGCTCTTTCTAACTTGTATACAGAATGTGTATGAGACATACAATCCCAAGGTTGAGCTACATATGGCGGCAATTCTGTAGGCCAATCATCTAATGGCTCGTCTGCTACAAGTGCTGTTAGTGGCATCCTAGCCCACATTGCACCACCATGTACATTTTCAGAATCATCTTCATCTGATTCGCAACCAGTAAAAATTACTTGGAAGCTCAGTGTTCTGTTTGGCATTGTAGTAACACCAATTACCATTGCATGTAAAAACTCACCATGATATTCTTCTAGGTTTTTTGTATACTCTCTTCGTACCCATGCTTTGAAATACGGTATACTACTTGTAAGAAACGCCATTTACTTTCCTTTTTTGCGCTTCCTCCCACTAGCTGTTACAGACCATTTAACTTTCTTAGGTCCAGTCTTCTTTGCTGCTTCTGCTTTACTAATTCTACCTGCTACCTTCGCTGGTCTACAAGCTGGATATGGTCTACCTTTGGCATCGCTGCCAGAGCGTCCACACTTCTTGCCTGTCTTTACGTCACGCCAGTCTTCCTTGAACCATTTAGTAAGTCCACCTTCAGCATAACCTCTACGACTTTCTAGTACGTGTCTTGCCTTTCGCAACGGAGCCTCCTTTACTGTAAGTACCTCCACGTGCTTTATACGTCTTAACTAACCAAGCACTTCCATATGCGCTGGGCCATGTCTTAAACTTTCTTTTAGCTTCTGACTTTACTTTAGAGTATAGAGCTTTGTTCTTAGGTGTAGCCATTTTACCACTTTACCTTATCTGCCCAGTAAGCTGCGCTGGTTTTACCTTTTGCTATATTCTTTGAGTGACGTGCTTTAAATGATGCACGTTTCTTTTTCATCTTAGAAGACTCACCTGTTTTAGGTTTACCTGCAGTCTTAGCACCTTTTTGTCCAAACCTAATAGTAAGAGGATCTCCGTTTGGTTTTGTTGTTACAACAATATGTGACTTCTTAGGATGATCAGGTGTACGCTTTGGTTTATTGATACCAGAAACACCAGCACGTTTTACTGCTGCTGCACGTTTCTCTGCTTGAGTCATTGCCATATTGTTTACCTTTACAATGGGTTCTCTACTAAGCTATCATAAGCTTTCCAAATATCATCTACTTCAGTTTGTAATACATCTAGTTTGTCACCTATGCCATCCGTAATAGTAGTGGCTTTGTCAACCTGAGAACGTAGATCAAGTAATACTTTTTGTTGCTCTAGTATCTGTTGCATGTTTGTAGTCAACTGAGCCAGCTTAGAGTTCAGTCCACGCACATCATTATCTACTACAGCTTGTTCTACAGTTTGTACTCTTGCAGTTAGCTCTCTTTGTAATTCTACTATTTGTGAAGACAATTGTCTAGTATTATTTATTATTTCTTCAGTTAATTCTGTTCTTGCTTCTGCTAATTGATTTGCCGCAAATGTTTTATTTGCTGTTCTATCTCTTTCAGTGTCTGTACTTAATTTAGTTAAGCTTTTTTGTAATTCTGAAATTTGCTCTGCGTTTGTGCTGGTATTACTAAGTGCTTCACCAACGCCACCTTCTACACCGTAGAACCTATTAAGAGTGTCATATCCAAAGTACACACCGCCTGATATAGCAGATAATACTGGAAGTGCTACAGCTACCATCCATCCTTTGATGTTGTAGCCACCTATGCTAAACCCTACGTCCATCCTTCATACGTTCCTTCTTTTCTAGGTAACGCCTCTTCTTTATCTTCTGTATCGGTCTTTTCTTTTTAGATAGTCTCTTTTTCTTTATGGCATTGTTCCGTATTCTTCTACGTATTCACCAGCAGCGTATATCTCTGCTGCAGTCTTCATATCGTCCTCTAGGTAGCCTTGCCAACCAGAACCAAACCCATCGTTATCCCAGTTAATTACAAACTCGTCTACGCTTTGTGTATAAGTAATAGCTGTGTAGCTACCGACTACAAAGTTATTCTGTGTTGCGTAACTGTCGATACTCGCTGTTAGTTCACTATTATTAGCTGCAGCCATGAATGCACCAGCTTGTTGAGCGTAGTTCTCTACCTGTGCTACAGCTTGATTGTACGCATCAACCTCTGCTTGGTCTATGCTGTACTCATCTGTTTCTATCATGCCTTGCAATGCAGTCTGCTCTGGTGATGTATCTGCTGTTGCTGCAGCTTCCATTACACCAGTAGCACTTAGTATTTCTGCTGAAGCATCAGCTAGAATATCTATAGCTTCATCCAAGTCATTCATAGCAGCTTGGTATTCTTGTGTGAACAACTGCTGTGCGTTGGTAGCAGTCTCGTAGTCGTGACCTAATACAAGATCTTTCGCTGCTAAGTAGTTATCTAGTTCCTCTTGTGTAATAAGCCCATCATCAAATGCATCATCTATAACAACACCGCCCAGCGCAGCGTAACCTACTGCACCTACTGTATGATATCCATTGTCAGTCACCCTGTTCTTTATAGCACCTAGTGTACTGATAAGCTCATCAATCTTTTCCTGGCCCGTCATTGTTAGTGCTGGGTCCGTTACTTCTGCGCTTACTTGACCTGAACTGATCACTAAGGCTCCGCTTAGTAGTAGTGACTTCAGTGAATGCTTCATCGTGTTCCTCTCCTACCTGTAACAAGGTATTCCAAAAATCTTTATCCAACTCATAGCCTACAACAAAAAGTGCTGGATTCTCTCTGTATTTCTTTATAGCGTTTCTGCCCATCAACAACTTACCAGTACGTGCATCGTTTATTGGACACGGAGTATTAGCTAACATCATACTCCTAAACACTGTGGCATCCTGACACATGACAGAGATAGCCGAAACTTGTAAACCCAACCCACCAACCTGTTGAGGTAACCCCAGCAATCTAGCATTCTTCCTGCGATTGCAATTAGGGTCTTGCTGCATCTCACCGTGAGAGAGTCCAATTATATTTAATTGTAAGCCTCTACTCTTTGGGATTAAGCAAGAGTCGTTACCTCCACCGCCCATCATTGTCGGAGCTATGCTGGACATTACAGGACTACTTCCTGGTGATGATCCTGCTCCATTGTAGTTTATGACTTCACTCTGATTGTTTGAATCTACAACTGAGTCTTCATAGTTGTTAGAGAAGTCACCTGTTATATCGTTACCAGTATCTGTAGTTGTTGTGGTATTGTTAGTTATACCATCATCTAGTGGTACTTGTTCCTGTGCATACGCTGGAGTTGTTAAAAGAACTATCGCTACACATAAGTTCAGTAGCCGCTTCTTTATGTCCGATAAGTGCGAGTGTTTGTGCATCTTGGTTTCTCTGACATGCAGTATCTCCCACCCTGCATGACGCTGTATAAGTTACTGTTTGACAAGCTGATAATAACATTAGTACACATAGTTGTACCCATAACTTAATCTTTGTCAACACTTTTTATCCTATTCCTGGTCTTTTTCTATCAGGATCTAACACCTCATATTTCTCCAGAAAACCTTCCAGGTACATAGCTCTTTCTACGTGGTCCAGTGAGTACCTCTTTCCTAGCCTAGCTTCCAACGCTTCACGCACGTAGAATACATCGGACTTAGGAATGTGTACACGTCTGAGTCTTTTACTGTCACCGTCAGCCAGCGCATCGTAAAACTCTTCAATGACATCTTCAGAAGAGTACAAGCTAGGTCTGTTTCTATACATTGTCTTACCTTAAAAGGTGGTATGTGTAGTTTCTACATGTTGGAGGAGGAGACATGGAGGAAGAGTAACACCTAGAATACTACACATACCTTAGTATAACACTTATTGTTTGTTACTTTATATTGTGTTACTAGAATCAAGTATACATAAGGATTGTATTACTGTCAAGTAATACTTTACCTAAGTCCAATTATTTATTTAGTTTTATTATTAATTAGTATTACTAAAGAGTATTACTATCCTGCTCCTGCTCCGCAGTTATACCCAAAAAACAGCCTGTGTCAAGTATATAATTGCTTAACTGCGACAATTTGTACCTATTCAAAAAACCACTTCTGTGTGTTTGTACATATATACACTACGTATATGGGTGGGGTGGCTCTCGCAGGGTGGTGCATTTAAGTATCGCATTCTGTTTTCTATACTGTTTTACTATGTAAGTTATTGTTTTTATTACACTTTTATACTGATATATCCTCAATATACCACAAAAAGGTGTTGTATTTATGTCACAATATAGAAATGTGATCACAAATCAGCATTGGATGCACAATATACCCACCCTTTTGTGATCACAAATAAGCATACCCACCCTACACAGTATATATATAATAACTAGAACAAATCAGGAACGAATAACCCAAAGCAGAACAAAACAAGAATAACTAAAAAAAGATTCGTTTAAATTCAATAACTTATAAAATAGTTTGAAAAAGTACTTGCAATCAAAACCGCAACATGCCAACTTTATTACATCGAAAGCGAAAAACTTTTAAAAGAGTAAACGAAAGTTCTTGATCCTTTTAAATGCTGACTCCTTTTGACGGCTCGGTGAAATGCCCAAGCAAAGACTAAAAATAAATACTTGACTACTAAAACTAAATACGAAAGACTGAATGCAACACATAACGAAAGATAACTGATACGATACAAAGAGAAACACATATACAGCAATAGCACATAGGCGTGATAGTGAGAATACACTGCAAGCCCAGTCGATAAGACACGCAATCAATAAACGTAGATGCTACTAAGATTGTGAGAGAGTTGACTTACTCATAACCACTGAAAAGGTGCTAACCTACTGTTTAATTATTCTGTATTTCTTGGACACATTAGCAGCTAATTTAGGCCAACCTAAACTTATGCTTGACATATGGGTTGCTGATGTGTCTTACTAAATATAGGAGGAAGCTATGCAAGAATATTATTTAAGAGTTATGGACTGTGAGACTGGCTATAGCGAAATGTGGAAAGTAAAAGCTAATAGCGAACAAGAAGCTATTGACAATGTAGAAAATAACTTTGAGAATAAAGAAGTAATAGAGGAGGACTTCTAATGAAAATACTTGAAGGACAAAGGTATGACCGCAACGGATTGTTTGCTATACCTGAGACTATTGACGATTTGACAGACCAACTAAACAGCCCAGAACAATGGGTTGCCTATGGACTGACACATAATTTTCTAGCTACTGAGTTTAACAAAACGTTGGACAATATACAGAAAGAGCTTGACAAGAAATATATATTCCACTCATTATCGGATATGATAAAATTTGTGAAAGAATTGGAGGATGCTAATGTCTAACTACAAGCTACTTGGAGTAGGAACCAACGCCAAAACTATCAAGGGTGATGGCTCCGAATATCTCACAGCTATCTTATACATGACGCCTTACAAAGTTATGGTAGATGGCAAGCTATTCAACTCATGCTCTATGGCTGCTATAGCAAGCTGTATTGAGGGTTGCTTATACACTGCTGGACGTGGCAAGTTTAGCAACGTACAGACAGCTAGACAGCGCAAGGCTGAATGGTTTTATCGTGATCGTGTAGGCTTTATGAAGCAACTATATCACGACATACAGAAGTTTAGTAACTACTGCAAGAAACGTGGCATACAACCATGTGTCAGGCTCAATGGTACTACCGATATTAGGTGGGAGTTGATACCTGCAATGCCACACAACAAGATGAATATATTTCAGGAGTTTCCAGAAGTACAATTCTATGACTACACAAAGATACCAAACAGGAAAGTTGCTGACTATCCAAACTATCATTTGACATGGAGTTATAGTGCTGCTAATCCTAAGTATGAGGAATTATTCTGGAATGTTATACGCAATGGCATGTCCGTTGCTGTAGTATTCCGCAAGCCAGTGAACATGACAACATGGCGTGGCTACAAGGTTGTGGACGGTGACAAAGATGACCTT